ACATATTAATTTTTTTATATATTGATGAGGGTTCCCAAAATAATTGGGAAAACCTCATCAACAATATCTATTAGTCAAATTTAAATTGAAAAGTCAAATTAAATTTCTCTTAAAACGTAGCTCTTGTCAATTTGTTATCATTAGGCTCTTTATCCTAATTTCAATATGTTACCATATTGTTCAGACTATATCACCACTAAAAATTAGTGTCGGGCACTCGTGTTAGGTTTATTGTTTGTGATACTCACCTATTAGTCGTTAGCGGTTCAATGTACTTTTATTCACTTCCATTGCTTCCGACGGGATTTTCCTTTACAGGAAGTTCCCCGTTTTCACCCGATTTTTCATTAGAGGTATTATCCTCTAAAGCCTCACATTCTGTAATTCGATACATTTTTCTATATATACATCCTTGTTGTGCTGCTTTTCTCATAGAATTTGCATTATATCCTTCATTTGGAAACATTTTAATAAAGTCAGTAATAGAAATATCCCAACTTTCTCCAGTTCTAATGTTTTCTATATGCCTAACTTTACTTCGTGCTTTAGATATTTTTTCTCTAGCTTCTAAAGAAATTTCTCTTCCTAACTCCGCTTGTCTAATTTTTTCTTTGTGTTCTTCTGTTAAATGCCTTCCCTTTAATTTTTCAGAAATTCTTTTTTTAGTTTCTTCTGTATGGTGTTTTCCAAACATTCCATGTTCTTCTCCATATTTTATTCTTTTTTTAATCCATTCTGGAGTTTGTTTAGTTCCTGTTAAATCTGGAGTAAAATCAAAATATTGATTAATACATAAAGGATTATTTTCAACAGATTTTAATAATTTAACTTCAGCATAATTTGCAAGTTTTCGTGTTTCAAATGTTTCTATAATTTCTTTTTTAAGTTCTTTTTTATGTTCTTTTATATAAACCTTAGTCCATATAGAACTGGAACCCATGTATCTATCTTCTTCTATTTCGCAATCACAACTTCTAACTCCAACATAAAACTCTTTAGTTGTTATATTAGTAATTTTATAAGTATAATTATATTTGTGCATTTTAATTTAATTTTAAATTTGGTTTGAAATATCTATCTGCTTAAAGATATCTCGCAAAATGTAAAATCAAATTAAATATCACTTAGAAAAATTATCAAACTTAGACCACTGTATTTTTATTAAATTTGTCTAAGTACATAGCTTCTGTAAGGATTGAACAGAGCTAATGAGCTGTAACCCCACATAATACGTTTTGCACCTGCAACAGGAGTAGAAACTTCACCAGATTCTAAACCTGTCAATCCACCAACACCCTTGATGAATGATTGCATCATATCACCACCTTTAAGAGTGAACAAGCCAATAGGTGGTTGTGAACTTGTCTTATCGCCAGTTAAATCAATAGCGATAGCATAACCTTTCTCCATACCAAATTCTCTAGAGAATGTTCTATCTACCTTGAAAGTAATTTCATTACCCATCCAACGATATGTATCGAAGCCCTTGGCACCAACTTCAACATAACCATTAGCCTTCATAGACCATAGATATGTACCATCAGTATGATATTGTGCTAAGTATGTATCCAATACATCGCCAAGTTGATAGTAGAATGCCTCATTGCAGATAAACATATACTTGTTACCAGTAGCATTACGAGCTTTTTCATTCAGAGTTTGAATAGCAGTTCTTAATACATTGATAGTAAGTTTGTTATAAGCATATTTACTTGCAAATGCTTCAACTTGAGGAATCAAACCATCAGAAATATAGATAGGTCTGTTAGTTTGTGGGTCTACGATAGTAGCTTTACCATTTTCATCAACGTTACCCTTAGAGAATAAAAGAGCATTATTACGTCCTTCCAAGAAAGTATTAAGTAAGTTCTTTTGAACAGTATCCATCTTATAGATAGTTTCTGTCATAGAACCTTGATCTTTACCTTCGGCAACTTTAATAAATACATTCTCTAAAGCAGCATATCTTTCAGAATAGTCTGCATCGAAACGGTGAGTTTGTATATAACCACGCGATTAATTTTATTAGACTATATTATTAATTAATATGAAATTTAAATACACATCCGGCAGTTGTATTGGCTAAACCTCTTAATACTCTATTTACTGAGGATAGTTTTGCATTATGATTTTTAGCAGCTTCAGCAACAGAGTTATAAGTTCCTAATAAATTTCCTGTTTTATCAAATACATCTACTTTCTTTTTCAAACAACGTTGTTCAGCGGGAGAAATTTTATCAAATTTTTCTAACTTAATTTGATATTCTTTGTATAATCCGTTTCTTCTATTTATTACATCAGAAACAGAACTAAAAGACTTTACTCCCATAAATTCTTGTAATTCCTTACAATTTTCAAATTCTTGTAAATATTCTCCTTGTAAAGAATATAAATAAAATTTTTTCCCTCTTAGAGACAATCTAGGTTTTGGTTTAAATTCATCTGTTAAATTAAAAGAATAATAATAACTTTTATCAACCAAACTTTCTCCTTGAATAGCTGTAATTAAAGATGAAGCTTTTTTATTTTCTAATTCTGCACATTGCGTTAAAGAATCAAATTCAGCAATAAGTTTTCCTCCTTTTGTATATTTATATACAGGTTTTTTAGGAGTCCCTTTGGAGTATTCTTCTCTATTAATTGAATTATTTCTTGACCAAAAATATTCAAATAGTTTTTCTTTATATAAAATAGCATTTTTAAATGATTTAATTGGACAATTAAAAAATTCTGCTGCTTCTGTAAGAGTATTCCATTTTTTAACAAGATTTCCATTATCATCAAATTGATAAATAGGTTCAGTAGGTCTTTCTGCTCCACCACCTAAAATTAAATTATAATTGGAGTCTTGTTTAATAAAAGTTTCATCTACAATTTCCTTTTCTTTATTATAAGCATCCTCTGCTTTATCAAAAACATATAAAGTAATTCTTTTAAAATTTTTTATTCCGTATTTTTTAACAGCAGCTTGGAAAGCTGTTTTAGGATTCATAAATGTACTAGGCATTGTTATTTTTACACCACATCCTATATATCCATCAAATTTATCTGGATTTTCTGTTTGATGAACTCCTATATATGTTTTATTATTTACAAGATTCGTTGTACAATATACAATATATTTCATTTTAAATTTCATTTAATTATTTCCTCTTTCGGATTATAAAATCCTACACATATTAATCTTTAGTCGTTGAACTTTCTATAATCTGTCGTAAATTACGCTCCTTGTATTATAGCTTAGCTGCTGATTGTCCTTAATTAAGGAGGTCCCAGCAATTTAAGAAATTTTAAAAGCACCGTATAATTGTTATATAATGCTTTTCAATATTACTCTACCACTTAGTATACAATTAGTATTATTTCAATAAATTTTTCTATTGTTTAGACTATATCTTAATTTAATTTAGTATTAAATTTACCCTATTTCGGAATATTTCCTACTTACTTTAGTATTTAGTCGTTGAACATTTCTAAGCGTTTCTTCTTTGAAGTTTAACGTAATCTTAGACTTTGCTGCTGATTCCCATATTTATTAAATAAACTTAGGGTTCCAGCAATTAAAGGTATTTTTTTAATTATTCATTTAATAAAATATTAAACGGAAGAAGGCAATATAGTGGTATTTTAATTTTCCTTCTTCGTGCATTTCAGGCATATTAGCTGTAATCCAACGAGTCTTATCACCAGGTTGGCAAGCGCTAACATCAAGAATTGTATCATAGTTGTTATCAACTAATCTTACAACACATTCCCAGTAGTTATCACCCTTTCTAACAGGACGAGCTACTACCATACACTATTGACCAGAGTTTTCAATCTTGAAGATGTCATACTTTTCGTAGTATCTTTCTCTAAATGCCATGATGATTTCAGAACCACCTGCACCATCACCTTCTGGGACAGCAGCAAATTCAATACGCTTGATATAGTTAGTTTCAATATCATAGTCATATTGGAAAGCATTTAAAGATTGGTATTTGTTACCACCACTTTTTACATCAGTGTAGAATACATTCTTTAAAGATTCAGTTAAG